AGAGATTTCTCTAGGGATTACTTATTTCGTGTTGATTCAATAAATTTTGATAATGGTGCAATAATAACTCCAACAGGATTGCTTTATGCAAAAACTGCAAAGTTACCCGGACGTACAATTGTTGATCAAACAGTAAAATATGCTGGTCAAACATTTCATATTCCCGGTTCTGTTGAATTTCCCGGTTCTGAAAATTATCAATTAGAATTTTATTGCCCAGAAAATAGTGATATTCGTGAAATATTAATGAACGAATCCACAAGAACATTCGGTAATATTTTCGGTATTGCTGGTAGTGGACAAAATGGCGGTTCTATTGCTAATGCTAATTCCATTATCACCTTACTTCAATTAAACAAAAACTTAGATGCTATTTTTAAATACCGTTTAGTTGGTTGTTCTATTCGTGAAGTAGGAGAAGTAGGTTATAGCATGGCAGAAGGTAATGGTGCGGTTATGACTTTTACAGTTGGAATAGCATATCACTTCTTTGATAGACAAGCACTTGATTCTACTGCGGTACTACCACTAAATAGATAATGTGGCACAATTAAATAATTTAAGTCCTATATATCATTTCATGTCCCTTTTGGGACGGTGGGATTATAATGTACCTTTAACTACTCAATGGTCAGTTATTATAAAACCAGATGCTGGGAATAGATTATTTGATATAATAAAAGATTACACACAAATTGATGTAAATAATTTTTATATTCCTACTTTTATACAAAATAAATTATTAAATGAAATGACCCAACCCAGTTTAGATGGGTTGGGTCTTTATTTTGCTCAATCAGTAAGACTGCCTAAAGAATCATTTTCTCCTGTATCAGTAGGCTCAGATGGCACAGGAGGCTATATTAAAGGGGTTGTTGGTGGAGATAGGCTGGATTTACAATCTAAACATCTAACTATTGATTTTTTAGAAACTAATATTGATTTTATGGATGGTTTAATTCGGCCTTGGATCATAGCGGCATCATATAAAGGATTGATTAATTTAGGTGCTACAAATTCAATTAAAAGTTCTATTTATGTTGTAGAATACACAAGAGATAGAGTTACTGATGTTCATAGACCAACTAGAAAAGTACATAAATTTTCGGGTTGTGTTCCAACTGATGTATCAGATAAAACTTTGAAATATGATTCAGAACCAACAGAAGCACCTGTAAACAATGTAACTTGGATGTTTGAGCAATATACATACGAATTGTTTACCCATGACGCATAATATCGAATTTACTACAAAAATATATTTGCCAATTATCAAGCAATATATAAGATGTAAGAGTTTAAACAATAAACATTATTTTAATATATTAAAATTTATAACAAATAATGATGAAGAAGGGTTAAACGAATATTTTGATAATGTTATTTTAGATTTAATAGTAGATAAATCGATATATTGTAATTTGTCTAATTTAGAGAAATTTATTATTTTATTAGAGATGAGATCAATTTCAGTTGGAGATTCTTTACAAATAGCAGGTAAAAATTCTTCTAAAATTGATTTATCTATATTATCTATTAAAAATAAAATACAATCTAATATAGACAATATAGAATTAAACTTAAAAGTTAATTATAACAGTTATACCATATGGTTGTCAATACCAAAATTATTTTTAATAGATAATATAGATAAAATCTATGCTGAAATTATTGATAAAATAGAAATAAATGATGAAATTTTAAAGTTTTATGATTTGTCTTATAATGAAAAAGAACTTATACTTAATAATATCCCAGCAGAAATATCTGGAGACATATTAAAATATATTAAAAATATACAATTAATAATAGGAGATATTAATATAATTACTGGAAACGAAAAATTTGGATTAGAAACTATTAAACTTAGTGTTTTTGATAAAACTATGTTTATGTTTTTAAAAAGTATTTTTACAGATGATTTATATAACTATTATGAGTTACAATATAATTTATTGAATAAAATGAATGTGTCTTATGAACATTTTATGAAAATGTCTCCTAATGAATCTAAATTGTTCATTAATTTTTATAATAAAGAAATGAAAAAACAAGAAGAGGCACAACAAAAACAAGGAGGATCTATGCCATCATTGCCTTCAATGCCATCTATTCCTAAATTCAGATAGTTATTGAATTTATTATATAATTTAATAAATCTTATTATGAGTGTATCTAGTATATTATCAAAATTAAATGATCTTAATAATTCGAATTTAATTACAGTATATGTTCCTTCAGCAAAAAAAGAGATGAAGTTTAGACCTTTATCAGTAAAACAACAAAAAGATTTGATAAAAAGTGGTTTAGATGGAGCTTTAGCTGGAATTACGATATCTAATATTATTGGAGAAATAATTATTGATAATTCTGTAGAAAAATACGATTTTTTAGTAACAGATAAACTACCTATTTTATTAGCATTAAGAAAACAATCATTTGGTAGTATTTTTATATTAAAAGAAGATGAAAAAGATACCGAATTTAATTTAGATGATATACTTGAAAAATCACTAAATTATAGTTTTGATACACAAGTAGAAATTAAGTTAGCTAATACTGATGTAATTGCTCATGTTGATGTAATTAAAATACAAGATGATATTAAAATCAATCAATATCAATTAGATAAATTAAGAAAAAATAAAGAAGAAGCTATTAGTGAAACTGTTGGTTCTATGTTCATTTATGAAATAATTAAATTTGTAACTAAAATTTTGATTGGAAATGAAGAATTAGACCTTACTACACTGCCTATTAAAGATAGATTAACTATTATTGAATCTGTTCCAGTTACATTGAATAATAGTATTTTAGAATATATTCAACAATTTAGAAAAGAAGAAGCGGAGTATGTTACTGTTGGAGACAAAGTACTACCAATAGATGCTAGATTGTTTGCTAAGGATTAATATATGAATAAATATATTAGTGGATGATAAAACATTAGCAACTAAATTTGATAAATTTACTGAAGAATTAAAGAGTATAGCTAAAATTCTTAAAGTTGCTAATGGCTTTAAGGTTTCATCAAAAGATCCCGAATTTAAAACTGGTCCTCTTAAAGGAGACGAGAAAAAGAGGGCTGAAAATGTAGCTAAAATCACAGCAAAAGAAATTTCAGACGCATTAGGCGTAACTTTTAACTCTTTAATAAAATCATTATCTGGATCAACAAAACCTTTAGCTATTAAAGGTGTAAGTAATATTGGAATTGCTAAATCTATATCTAAAACGCTAGGATGGGACGCATTTAAAGACAGATATGAAGAATGGAATGCATCAGCTATTAGAAAATTAATCTCTATAAGAGATTATATGGCGCAATTAGTTGGTCTAACACAAGCATCAACAGATCCTAAAGCAAAAAAGAAAAAAGAAGAAGGAAAAGGTATAGGAAGTATTTTAGGAGGGATAGCGGGATTGGCCTTGTTAGGGGTAGGCATTTTTATGATTGTGCAAGCCCTTGTAGAATCAAATAATATAAAACCAGAGCAAGTACTGAAAGTACTTTTAGTAGTAGGAGCATTTGTTGGTTTATTTCTTTTAGTAGGATTGGCAGGTGGTAAAATAAAAGATGCAGCTATTGGGTTTGCTATTATGACAGCAACCATACTATTTTTAGTAATTCCTACTTTATATGAATTAAAAAAGATGCCTTGGGATGTCTTGTTAGAATCTGTACTAAAATTTGGTGCAATATCTTTGGCTTGTATAGGTATACTTAAATTATTATCATTAATTCCACCAGCAGAAGTATTAAAATCTGTATTGGGATTCGCTTTATTTGTTTTTGTAATGGGAGTGATGGTAATTCCTTTACTTAAATCTGTTGCATTTGTTGAATGGGAAGCTATTGGAGAAGGATTATTAAAAATTGTAACAATATCTGGAGTAATAGGATTAATTTTATTAGGAATGTCTAAAATATCAGCAGAAAATGCTATAAAATCTCTTGCTGGTGTTTTAATCTTTTCTTTATTAATGGGATTTGTTGTAATTCCACAATTAAAAAAGATCTCACAAGAGCCTTTCCAACAAATGTTAGAATCATTGGCATTTATTGGCTTAATAATGATTGGAATTGGTGCAATTATAAGAATAACAGGAGAAATATTAACCAGAGCAGGAGGAGAAGTAGCAGCTATAGCAGGTTTGGTTGCTGTTTTGTCATTTAGTTTCTTGATGGGTTATTTAGCAGAACAATTAAATAAATTTGCAGGATTAGATTGGTCCTCTATCGGCTCTTCATTAGCATTAGCATTGGTTGCATTAGGCATTTTTGGGGCAGCAGTGGTAGGTATTGGTGCATTGGTGTTAAATCCTATTGTAGCACCATTATTAATCGGAGGAGCAGTAGCTGTAGCTGGGCTATCATTATTGATGGGTTTAATAGCTGAAGCACTCAACAAATTTAATACGGTAAATGCAGATCAAATTCAGAAAGTAGGAGTAGGTTTACTAGCATTAGGAACAGGATTGGTATCATTTTTAGCCGGTATGGTAGGTGGCGTAGGAGCAGGTGCTGTATCAAAATTATCTGGAATATTTGGACTAAATCCAGCAGATCAAGTTAAAAAATTCGAAAAAATAGATGCTGATAAAATATTTAAATTAGGATCAGGATTGCTATTTATGGGACAAGGATTAAAAGCATTATCTAATGATATTAATTTAGAAGGTATAACAAATCAATTAATTAAAATGACTGCACCATTAGTATTATTTTCAAATGGTCTAGTTACATTTACAGAAGCATATAAAAATTTAGATACAGCTATAAAAGGATCTGAAATTAATCGTATATATCAGATGAAATTAGAAGCTGATACTGGTATACAAAAGGCTTTGGTAGATTTGAATCAAAAAGAAGTAGAAATATTATCTGCTCAATTAGATGAATTAAAGAGAAATGGAGAATATTTAAAAATTATTGCTAGTTCTTCTGGAATTAAAAGTGGTGGCGGCTTCGCATTAAGCGATAATAATTTTGATAAATCAAACGCATCAATATCTAATTTTTTGACTAAAGATTCTTATATAAATCATTTGAAACTCACCACTTCTTCTTTAGAATTATAACTAGTTATTAAATAATTAAATGAATAATGCTACGCCATCAAGACGAGCCGCATTGATGAAACAAAATCAAAATAATATTCCAGAAGGAAGGAATGATTCTAATGTTATTGAGAAGAAATCAGATAATAGTTATAAATCTGAAATGGCAACTACACAAAATGTAGATTCTGGAAAAGATGCCCCAAGTTCTGCTGTTGCACCTGAACCAAAAAAAGAACCTTCCGTAGAAATTAATGTTATTAGAGATTATGATTGGACTTATTCTAAAAATAAAATAAGAAAATTAAGTGAAATTCCATACATAAAAGTTAAAGAATTTAAATTAATTGGTAATACTTACGTTTCCTCGTTAATGACAACGGCATTATTATATCCAGATATAATTGAAAGTAATGTTGGACAAAATTCTTTTTTTGAAAAGTTAAATTCTAGTTTTGCTAATAATTCTTTTGCGAAATTTATGGGAGATTCTGTATCTAAAGTTACTACTGCTGTAAATAACACAGCACAAAAAACTGCAAATTGGGTTACAGAACAAATGAAAGCTATTGATGATACAGCAAATAGCTGGGGTGATGAACAATTAATTAAAAATTATTCTTATCTTTATTTAAGAAGAGCAACAGGAACTACTTATAGGTTTCCTTATTATAATAATGATTATATATCAATAAACAACCAATTTAGTGATACATATAGTGGAAGTGAAAAAGATTCGAGTCGAATACAAAAAGTTTTAAATATAGCAAACGAAAAAGCAACTGCTATGGGGCAATATGCGAATGTAGCTTCTGTTACAGAACCCGGCATGTATGTACAAAGACCACAATTTTACAATTTCGATGATAAAGGAGCAACATTTGTCGCGGAATTTGTATTATTCAATACTATTACAGAAAATGCATATCAAAAAAATTTGGATTTAATAACAAAATTATTAATCCAAAATACTCCACATAGACACAATAGGTTATTAGTAGACCCTCCATGTATATATGAATTAACAGTGCCCGGTAGAATCTTTTATCCATACGCATGTATAGAAGAATTTTCAGTTAAACATATCGGAACAAAAAGAAATTTAAAAAATTCACAAGGAAAAGACGTTCCAGTTCCAGATGCATATCAAATACAAATTAAATTTAAATCATTAACAATGGAAGTTAATAATTTTATCATACCACAAATGGGATCAGCAGGTATTGATGTATCTAAACGATTTGGAATTGGTTCGTTTTTTAAAGGAACTCCACCAGACACTACAGAAGTTGCAAAAGCAGTAGCAGAAGAAAATAATTCTAAAACTGAGGCAGATCAAACAGCTAAAAAACAACAAAATGATTCGGGTAATAATACAATTACCCCAAGATCTACTGTGCCTGTGAATCCGCCTCCAGCAATACCTACTGGAGGCACAACTAATCCTCTTGTAACAACACAATCAGGATTTGTACCTAGATTAGGAGCATAAATATGGAAAAATTAATAATAACTCACGAACCAGATAGATACGAAAACATTTTTAATGTATATCAATTTGATACATCTAATAATGATACTTATGTATTTTATAATATAATGAGTAAAATTAGTATACCTAATGATCTAGATCCAAATGTTTATCAATTATATAGAATAGAATCACAAATTGCATTAACTACATTAAGTTATCGTTTATATGGAAGCCAACATTTATGGTGGTTGATAATGGTATTAAATAATTTAAAAAATCCAGTTAAATTAATAGAATCTGGATCTATATTAAAAGTAGTTAAAAGTGAATATTTAGATTTGATATTTGATTCACTAAAAAATAAGATATAGTATGAACGGAGTTACTAATAGTACAGAACAAAAACATTATTATGCAAAATATGGTAATGAAGAATTTTCATTTAGTATTTGTTTGTATAATAATGAAGGATATGTAATGTTCTTACAAAAAAATACTGTTTTGCATTTAGAAATTGATGATAATATATTTAATCCTTTTCATACAGCAACTATAGTGATAGCTAATGACCAAAATGTTCTAGAAAAAGCACCAGAACCTTATGTTTTTTTAGGAAATGGAAGAGATATTGTAGATTTGGAAATTGTTCCGATTTTTACAGGTAATTTTGATAAAGATGCTAAAAATGAAAAAAATAAAGAAAATTTAGGATTAAAATTTCAATTTGTAGTTATAGAATGCGAAGATATGACCAGTAATGGTACTAGTTGTAAGAAATTAACATTAGTTGAATATAGTCAATATATGTTAACAGAAAATATATATAACATATTTTCACATCAAAAAGCTGGAGGGTTAGCAGCAAACTACATGGAAACCAATACTGGAAATGGAAAAACAACTGGAGAAGTTATTAAAGCAATAATATATGCAGTTTATAATGACAATGAACCAACAGATGATTTATTTTATGTAGATCCCGAAACAAAAGAAAAAGTTTTTGATTCTGAAAGCGATTCTATAGTAACTTTAAATCCTTACGGAGTAATATCTTATGCAGAAGTATTAAATTATGTTTTATCATTTCATTCATACAACAAATCACCATGCATACTTCAATTTGATAGATATCAAAAAAAGTTCCAATTAATATCTTTACAAAGACTGTTCACTGAACACGCTAAACACGTAATAGAAAAATTAAAATTTCCATCATACAGTAAAGAAAAATCCGATACTAGTAATGATTTTGACACACCAGAAAAATCAGCCATAATATGGGAAACTTTTCCAATTACATTTGAAGAATCCAAAATAAACCAGTTTTATGTAAGCTCTCCAACATCAAAATATAATGTAAATTTATCTGGAAATTCAGGAGTGTTATCAAATTCTAGAAGTTTTAAATCTATGATATTTGATTTAACTACTTTAAACAGTGAATCATTCATGAAAACATATTATGAATTATTTGTAAAACCATTTAGCGAAACATTCCAAGGTGATGGAGGGAAAAATTTAGAGGCTTATCCTAATTTTTATCCTAATCCTAATAAGAAAAATAATTATGATACCCATAAAGGATATCTTTCTCCTGCATTAGATGAAAAAAAGTTTTTAAATCAAAAACTATGTTCTTTATTATATTTAAATAATGTTTATCAATTTAAATTAGTTGGTAAAAGTCATAGAAAATCATTATCATTCATTGATGTTACAAAAACAGCAGAAAATAGAAATGGAAGATATATACCAACAAAATGGGATCTAAATACATTAGGAAGACATTTAATCACAAATGTAAAACATATATTTACATTTAATACATATTATAATGAAATTGAAACTATTAAACCATATAGATTGGTAGATGGAAAAGATTCGAATAATGTGTCATTAAAAGATTTTCTTAAACTAGGAGTTTAATTATGTATTATAAAAACACATTTCCAGAATTTTTAGAAGCAATTTCTATTGGACCAGATCCTTCTTTTTTGGAAAAAAATACAACAAATTGCGAATTTGTTAGTGCCTTTCCACAAGAAGTAGAATTAATGTATGATTGGAAGAAAGTTAAAAGATCATCAAATCCATTAAATGCATTAAGAAATTTTACTAAAAAATTATTGTTGTACGGACCAGATTTAGATATACAAACAATTAAATTTTTCGTTCAAAAAGTTAATGTATACCCATCATATTTTTCAGATACAATAAAATCTGAAGTAATACTTGCATTTGAAAATGCAAATTTAATAGAAATACCCGAAGAAAATATAGATGGAAATGTAGGAAATAGTGGTAATAATTACATAACTAATCATACTAGAATTGATAATGATAAAAGTTTTTTAAATAAACTTGCAAATATGTTAAAATCCTGTAATAGGCCATGTAATTATTTTAAACCATCATCATCTAGCATAGGAACATTAACAGATTTTTCGAGAGCAATGAGTGATAGTGCTTCTGTATTAGGAGCGGCAGCTAATGACGTATTACATGCTCCAACAAATATAGCCACTAGTTTAATGAATAAAATCAAACCAGTGTTTAGAACAGAATTTTTTAAATTAAAAGTATTAACACAAGATCTTTATAGAGATGGAGTAAAACCTTTCTTTTCAAAAGAAGAAAGAGAAAGAGTCAAAAATGATTTATCTAAAGGTAAAACACCAGATAGTGGACAGTATAGAATGCCTTTAACTGGTGATACTATCACAGCATTCACTGCATCACAATCACATTCAGAATTACAAGCAACATTAAAGCAACAACTTGGTGACTGTTTTAGGATGCATGATTATGGACAAAGATATAATCCTCATGATCCATTAATGAATGTTTCTTATGCAAAAAGAAAATACATGGGAGTTAAAAATGGAAATGTAAAATCTCTTATAGATATTTTTGGTTCATTAGCACCAGCTCAATATACTACAGAAAATACATATGCAAATGCATTAGATGTGCCAAAAGATTCAAACTTTACAAAATATGAAGATTTACAAAAAGCTCCAAAATATGATACATATGATGGGCCTTCAGCAGCAGGTGCAGCCGTAATTACTGCTGGGTCTGGAGCAACAACCAACCCTGTTAATGCGTCAGGATCAGCCACAACACCAAATAGTGGTTTGGAAAACGTACCAACAAATGGTAAAGTTATGGAATTTGACTTTAATGAAGTTAAATTAACAAAATATGGATATATTAATGATGAAACACCAGATAGCGGAACTCAAATGGGATTGGGATTTGCTGACAATATGATTGTTCCGTTACAAAGTATAGCTGTAGCTCCAGAAACATTAGATAGTGGAATGATTAAACGTGGAGATGTATTAATTTTAACATGTACTGACAAAGCAGGTAATACTTTTGTGGAAAGAAGACAAGTAGCAGATGTTTCTGACTCAGGTTTATTAAAGGTAAAAGGTCATACATACAAGTTTCTAATAGATGAATTTCAACCAGATGCTAAATTATTTCCTAGTAAACTAGTAGGCAGGTCTGAACAGTTAAAAATTACAATACAAGTTGCCGATACTAAACAACCATATAGTAAATGGAATGTTCAACAAGCATCACAATTTGCTCCTATGTTTTTATCCAAAAAAGATTGGGATAGTGCCTTAGCAAAAGGAGGAGCTAAGACCGGATTACCAAAAACTATATGGACTAAAATGAAATCTGGTGAATATGATCAATATTGTAAATGGGCTTAATTTACATCTATAACAGTAGCCTCAATTGTTTTTGCTTTTTTAAATAATTGATTCATCATTTCTTCTCTTGAAGCAATTAAGTTATTATTTACTTTAATATCTAATTCTTCTCGTTTACTTTCTACATCCATTTTCTTAATAGTAAGAGATGTATCAGATTTTTTGTTGTTTACAACAATTTTATTCAAAACTTCTAGTGCTGACGAGGTAGACTTAATGAGTTCTGCTAGTGATACAACGTCTTCAGCAGTTGGAGCGACTTGAACATTGTCTTTTATGTACTCAACTGATTCTGTAGCATCAACAATTAATCTGCTTGCATATTTTATAACAAAGTTTTCTAGATTTTCTTTATTTAAATCGTTCTCTGTAAGTTTTTCTACCTTCTTTGACAAGGTTGTGGTATCTTTTAGTTGGGTTAAAATAGAATTTACAGTAGAATCTAATTGATTATCATCAGACATGTCAATATTTAGCTTGATTTTTCTAGTAATATAGCGTAATATACCTAAATCATGAGTACAGAAATTAATATTTCATTCGTAAAAACACACAAAGATGCACGTTTACCACAAAGAAATAACAATGAACCATTAGTTGGGGATACTGGATATGACATTTATGCGGTAGAAGAAACCTATATTGATCCTCATAGTACAGTTACAGTTCCTATTGGTCTAGATATTGGTTATATCCAGCCCGGATATTGGATTCGTATTGAATCTAGATCTGGAATGTTCTTTCGTAATGGTATTACTGCATTCCCCGGTGTAATTGATTGCTCTTATAGGGGCAAATTAGGTGCAGCATTGATTAATAATACAAATACTTGCTATACTGTACAGAAAGGTGATAGGATTGCTCAATTAGTTGTCTATAAATTGATCGAACCAACCATTACATGGACAGATAAAAAAGACGAAACCAGTCGTGGAGATAAAGGATTTGGTTCATCTGGACGATAATATGAATTTAAGTACACTTTGGTGTGAAAAATATCGTCCTAAAACCTTGGATAACATTGTATTATCCGAAGAAAATAGGAATTTATTGACCCATTACAAACAAAATAAAGACATACCACATCTTTTGTTTGTTGGAAATCCGGGGGTAGGCAAAACTACATTAGCTAAAATCATTGTTAATGATATTTTAAGCTGTGATTACCTATATATCAATGCCTCTGACGAAAATGGTATCGATACTATTAGACATAAAATCATTGGGTTTGCTCAAACACGATCATTTGATGGGGGAATCAAGGTTATTATATTAGACGAAGCGGATTCTTTGAGTAGTGAAGGTGCTAGAGCACTCAGAAATGTAATGGAAGAGTATCATAATACTACCAGATTCATTTTAACTGCTAATTATAAGCATAAAATAATTGATGCACTGCAAAGTAGATGTCATTCGATTAATTTCGAACATACTTTAAAAGATGTTGCAAAACATTGTATAGGAATTTTATTAAAAGAGAAAATTAATATAAATTCTGAAATGATTCCTAAAATACATGAACTAATTAAAGCTAATTTTCCTGATTTTAGGAAAATTATTAATAATTTACAGAAGTATTCAATTACTGGATCACTAATTATACAAAATTCAGCAATAGAAAATGATTTTATTACAGTTTTATTTGATAAAATCAAAACAGATTCGATTTCAAATGTTAGAAACTATGTTATTTCTAATGAAATGACCTTTCAAATGGATTATCACAACTTATTAAAGAATCTTTTTAATTATATTTGTGATAATATGGAAGATTCTTTGAATAAGAAAGAATGTTTATGGCAAATAGCCCATCATATGGATAGACATTCCCATGTAATTGATGTAGAAATCAATTCCTTTGCTTGTTTAATATCTTTATCTAAGATTTTAAACCTTTGAGATAACTTGCAGTGTAAGAAACTTCTTTTTTCTTACCTTTAGTGGGTTTGATGGTGGTGTTTTGTGTTGGTAATGAATAATCTCCATTTTCTATACCGCCATCAACTGCTTTTGTTTCTACTGGTGTGTGAGTAATGTTATCTTCTCTATTAAAAGCATCTGGTAATGGTGCTAAATTTGGATAATAGTCCAAAGTTGTTAGTAAGCAAGGAGGAACGGTTATCGAATACATATAACGTCCTCCACCTTGATCAGCAGATATCTTTACAGATACTTTTCCGTTTGCAGTATCTGGATTGCCGGGAAAACGGGCTGGATAGTAATCATCTATTCCAGAAACTCGAATTTTTAAGCCAGATTTTATTAATTCTTCGATTGCGTCTTTTACATTATCATGTAAAGCGATATATTCTTTATCTTTTTTATATCCTTTAGCGAATTCTACGTAATCTCCCACTAATAGACCACCTCTGGTATACCTAGAAATTGCAGATTCGCAAACTTTAATAAACTTCTTTTCCATAAGATTATTTAGTCGGAATATTAAATATTTTTATGGGAAAAATTGTATTAGGCACTCTTCCACAGCTTAAAAATAGAAAAGGACCGTATTTATATACGGATCTTCATTTGGATTTGGAATTGTCTGATAATATTAACAATTTTTTATACCAAGAAAATGAAATTAAAGATATTAAATTAGATTATGATTTAAATGCCATAAGAAATTCATTATATAATTTATTTACTACAACTCCGGGGGAGAAAATACTTAATCCTGATTATGGATTAGATTTAAGGCAATATTTATTCGAATCAGCAACAATAGAAGTAGCTGAAAATATTAGAGATGAAATATATAGACAAGTAAGGGTTTATGAAACTAGAGTAAAATTGAATGATGTTGGTATAACAATATTCGAAGATGTAAATGAATTTGATATATCTATATACTATTCAGTTCCTACTCTAAATATATCTAAAGAATCAATGTTTGGTACTTTAGGTGGTAGCGGATTTATTATTAGAACTTAAAAATGAGCACAGAAACATTTACAGAATTTAATTTACCCAGAAACGCTTATGCTGCATTTGATGCGCTTAGTATTAAGCAATTAATGATTAATCGTATCAAAAATAGTGGACTATTTCCAGATATTGATTATGAAGGTAGTAATATTAATGGATTATTAGATCCTATTGCATATTCTTATCACGTTTTGTTGTTTTATTTGAATCAAACTGCTTCTGATTCTACTTTTACTCAGGCAGAATTGTTTGAAAACATGAATAAAATTGTATCTTTAATAGGATATAAGACAACAGGCAATCATACTGCGACATTAAATGTGTCTGTTAGTGCTGACAAAGAGCTAACAGGTGGTAAATCTTATACCATAAAGAGATTTTCTAAAATATCCATCAAAAATATACCATATTCTTTCAATACAGATATAACATTTCAAAAAGAATTGTTTAATCAATTAGAACATCTCCCCACAATAGGAGATAACAATTTATTATATCAAGGAGTATTCAAAGAATATCCACTATATTCAGCAATTGGAGAAAATTTCGAGCAATTTACACTCAATATTAATTACCCATTAGATAATCAATCTACTAAAATGGTAGATCATAATAATATATTTGTGTTTGTTAAAGATATTAATACTAATAAATGGTCTGAATGGAAAGAAATAAGTAGTTTATATTTAGCTGATAGCGTTTCTACTGTTTTTGAAAAGCGTCTAAATGAATATGAGCATTATGAAATAAAATTTGGTAATAATATAAATGGTAAAAGACTTAATGTTGGTGATTTAATACAAATTTATTATTTAGAGAGTGATGGAAGTAAAGGCTTGATAAGTAATAACGATAGTAAACAAGGAAAATTGGTATTATTTAGCAGTGGACAATATAATGAAATTTTTAATAATATAAAAGATAATAATTTAAATTATATTTCAGCAGAAGACATAACATTATTAAAATTTGATAATCAATACTCTTCTGTACAACCAACTTATACTGAAACTGTAGATGAAATTAGAAAAAATGCTCCTTTAATATTTTCTTCACAAAATAGAACGGTTACAACATCAGATTACGAAGCATTTGTTAATAAAAATTTTTCTAACATAATACAAACTGTTAAAGCAGTTTCTAATAAAGATTACACTTCACAATATTTGTCTTATTTTTATGATTTGGGCTTAGAAAGACCAAATTTAGATGACAAATTGTTATTTAATCAAGTATCATTTAATGATGCTTGTGATTTTAATAATGTTTATTTATTTTGTGTCCCTAAATTAGGAGCTATTCAAAATGAAACAACACCAATTGAATTATTCTTCTCCCAAAAACAAGCTATTGTAGATAAATTAAATCAATATAAAATGGTTAATCATAATATAGTGATTTCTGATCCTGTTTATATTGCATTTGATTTCGGATTACCATTAATAGGAGAAACAATAACTGCTTCTATTAAAGATTCTACAATATTACGAATAACTAGAAATGATAACGAATTTGTATCAAAAGATCAAATCAAAGGATTAGCTTTTAATATAATAAAAAACTTTTTTTCACAAACAAACAATAATTTAGAACAATTATTAGACTTAACTAATTTAAGTTATACTTTATTGAATATAAATGGAGTGAAATCAATAGAAACAGTGAGAAAATCTGGAACAGATGAATACAAAACTTCTAAATTAAGTTTTGTTTATTGGAATCCATTTTATACGAATGCAAATATTAATTATACTGCACAAAATATGAATTTAAGATTTTTTGAATTTCCATTTTTTTATCAAATATCTAATTTAATTAATAAAATAGAAGTAATATAAAATGGATAACTATTATAAATACATATATTTTAATACTTTAGATTATAAAGGAGATAAAACTACTAAAGGTTATACTCTTCCTATAACACCATTTACGTTTATACCTGTTTTTGATGATGGGATCACAAAATTATATTCTAACAAAAAAATATTGTGGGATTTTGGTGATGGAACGACATCAGAATCGGTTACAGCAGTACATTATTTTAAATTGCCCGGATGGTATAATGTAAAATGTTATGTACTAGGAGTAGAAGGACAGGGATATTCTGATTCATTTTCCCAGACTATTTTGGTAGAAGATTTTATAACAGATACGATTGTTTTATCTGGTATAGAATATAAAAATGAAACAGGATTTAAATATCCATTTATAGTATATAGATTTAATAGTTGGCAAACATACGATACTTTATCTTCAGTTGGTTATACAATAAATTTAAATATTAGTGGAAACTCTGCTCCAATATTAAATTCTGAATTATATAAAAATGATAAATGGGGTCATTTAAAACCTTACGCTAAATTTGAAACGAATATAATTAATACGATAACAAATAAAGAAGAAATATTACCTGTTAATTCAATAGTAACAGATGAATCTAGTAATAAAGAATTATATGTTAAAATACAAAATAATACATTAGTATTTTGTAATAAAGATGATATTGGTTCTTGTTTTGCTGGAACATCCGGTTCTAAATTAGTGTATTTTACTGATGATATTCCAAAAGAAACTACAAAAGCTAGTATTAATATTGTATCCACAATATTTGCTTCTTTTGATAAGACTAAATTTAAGGATTTAAATTCCTTAAATAAAAAATATCCAGAAAATTTATATCCTGTATTAAATGGAGTTTTCGACTATAATATACCATCATCTTTAATAGAACAACTTAATCCTTATGAAGTGGTAATATCATCGAATGGAATAGATGATGACAATAATTTAAATAGAATTTATACATTTAATATATATCAAGAAAAATTCACAGGACAAAAAATACCATTTGTTGCTAGAATTAAAGAACGAAATGGATTGGCAGCAAAATATAATAATATTTTAACTTTAAAAAATACAAATAATTTAGATGCTGGAGAAATTTACATAGAATTACGAGATTCTAATAATTTTACGATAACTGACAAAGTTTCGGTATTTTCTAATTTTGGTGTATTGTCATCAGAAACACATGGAGGATATTTTAAAGGTTATTTGATAAGTGATAAACCGTATAATAATGTAACCATATATGCAGAAGCAAATCCGTTAATAAGAGAAAGATATTTAATTGATACTATATATTCAATTGCAGGTCAACCACAAGCAGATAAAATCCATAATATTAAATTAATAAAAACTGATGAAATTATAACAGTAGAAGATTTAATTTTAAATGTTCCACAATTAACTGGGATATATTCATCATGTATAACTTGTGAACGAAAATTAGATGGGGCAACTAATTGGGTAGCATGGGTTGTTGATGCTGACAGAGAGAAGATAATTAAATTTAATCCAGAAAATAATATAAATGGAAATGTTGATGTTATTTTTAGTAATTTTATTTTACCAGAAAACTCATCACCATCAGATATTTCTAGTGATAAGAATGGTAATGTTTGGGTAACTTTATATGATTCTATATCAACAGTTAGAATTAATAATTTGTCCAATCAAGTTGATAAAATTATTAAGCCTTCTATTGCAAATGAAGTAAATGATTACGAAAATACCGTTACTCCAGCATCAATAGACACGGATTATCAAAATAATGTATGGATTTCATACTCTAATGGGCTATCATCATTTATAGAAAAATATGATAATGATGGCAATTTCATTTTTAATGTAAAATCAATTAATGGTTATCAAATTACACAAATTATAACAGATTTAGATTTGAATGTTTGGGGTATAATGAAAGATTTGACAACAAGTAATACAATTTTATCAAGTAAAAATGACAGAGTGTTTTCAATAAATCAAGATGGAACCAATATAGAGTATTATTTCGTTGGGGGGAGCTTATGGAATCTAACACTAGATACAGAAGGTAATATTTGGGGGACTAAAAATATAGATGAAGTATTTAAAATAGATACAATAACAACAGAAATTAATAATTATTCTTTAAGTTCTGATTCTATCAATAAAATTAATAATTATATTAGTGATTTAGAAGGAATAGCTTGTACTACTGATAACCACATTTTAATTATAGATAATATTAATAGTAAAATTCATTATTTAAATGCATCAGATGATAATATTAATATAAAATCAGCACCAATACAAAATGTAACATTACCAAATGATAGAATACAAAATAAAATAAATGGTTACGGAGATTGGAATGGATTTAAATATATTAATAAATTTCAACATATTTTTGCTAATGGATTAGGAAATTTAAAAGGTTATAGTAACATATTTAATATATATGATAATGATTCTGGAAAATATGATTTAAGAAAAGTAAATGAAAACTTCGATCCAATAAAACAATTAGATTCTTATAGATTTCAGGACTTTTTATTAGATAAAGGTGATTCTGTATTTAAATTGATAGGAACATTTATAGGAACACTTTCGTCTAATCCAAATTATTTAGGAAAATTAATATACGAAAGAATATCTAACTTTAGTGATAATATAGCAAATATAGATACATGTAATGTTTCTGTATTAAAATCAATGTATAATATGTTAGATGAAACATTCTATACATTTGGAAACGGGGATATATCATATCCAGCAGAATTAAAACGATTAATTGATATATTTTCAATAAAATTTTCTAAATTAAAAGGAAGTAGAAATAAATTCTCTGAAAATTTTGATTCTAAAGGATATTTTAATGATAAAATTATAGAAAATGGCGGGACTCCTGTTTATGGAGTAAATAAAGGAAAAGAATTGGATTTTTTTACTACTGTATTAACTGCTGGGAATAATATAGTAGCTTTTGAAAGATTTAGTGAAACATATTCACTATTAAACACTAATTTATCAGTAGCTTCAGCTTCCTTAACTTATATAGATCCAATAAAACGTACTTATGCATTAAGTGGATTAAATAATAATTGGGGATGGGATTTATCTTTACCAGAAATTGTAAATACTGATTTTATTCCAAGATATTATTCATTTTATGAGTATTTAACTGGATTTGATAACAATCAAACAGAAGGCGTCATAAATTGGTCAGATCAACAAAACACTATTCCTGAAGATATGGTTTCTACAGAACAATGGGATCTTATTAAAGAAAACATTATTAATTATGCCTTAGTAAAAGGATTAGGGATCATTAAATAATTATGTGTTAGATCCTTTTGTATTTACAGAAATACTTCCTATAAATTCTATAGTAAATCCCAATACTCCATCAGAAGATTATTTGGATTTATATAATCCTTTTTCGTTTTTTGATTTCTTAAAATATATAAATACTGATTTATCTCCTCTGGAAGTTAATAATTTATATGTCGAATACATAAAATTATGGGGTGAAACAAAAAATAACACCAAAACTCAAATAAATCAAACGATACAAGAAAGATATGTTGAATTAATAAAAGAAATAACAATAAAATATTCGACATTAGAAGAAAAGCGTTTTATATCTAATATAGATTATTCTGATGAAACTGAATTAGATATAGTTTTACCATTTTATTCTAGAAAAATAGTAGAAATCTGCAATTTTTATGCAGACAAAAGAGAAAAACTAAAATTTAAATTAGAAAAAAATAAAAAGAAAGGTACACCTTCCAGTGTAGAGAGTTCTATATTTGAAACTATAACTGATGTTGTATTTTCTGATGTTTTAGAAACAAGTAATTATCAAAAATTAGTTGATGAACAAACTTTATTAAAAGATTTAAACATAGAAATAGAAGAATTGTATGATATCTATACTAATTATTTGGATATAGATCCATCATATGACTATACTGAATATGATGTTAAATCAGATTTTAGAAAACAATTTTTTTCATCAAATGTCAATGATATAGATGCTAATATATTCATTAATATAGACGAGGCTATTAAAAATGAATTATTTGGTAAAGTATATGTATTTTTAAATGAATTTAAGAAGAATTTTTCTATAAATTATGACATAAATAAAATAGAATTAAATTGTAAACCAGATGATAGGTTATTTAATATAGTAAATGAAAATAAACCTAAAGCTACTAGGTTGGTCCAGTTAAGATATGATTTAATTAAAAAATATATAGGTACTGATTTTTATTATATAGCTACCGGAAGTACTATTACTGATGTTACTTCATCAATTTTATTTAAGGCTGATAATCCTTCGGGAAATTTATTAAATAGACATTTTCCTACTACTGCTTCTATAGAAGAAGAATCCGATTTACAATCTTGTAGAAGAATTGGATTGTTTTTTACTCCTGAAAAGAATAGTATATTATATTACTCTGTACCAGAAAAAAAATATAAGATAGATGAATCGAAATTAGAAGCAAATAAGTTATACATATTTCCAGATCCTAATTTATATGGAAATACAATTGGTCTTTCTAGAAAATTTAATTACGAATACCCATTAATACATATAGCTGATTATACTAAGTCGGTTAAAAACTATAGTCTTGGGTATACAGAAGGAGATATAAACTCTAATCCATATGCACAAGATTTTTATGCATATTTTTCACGAAATCAATTAAAGGATTCATTTTATTTTGGAAAAGATGGGTTAACAAATAATTTTTCTAATTTATATGATAAAGGAATAGTAACTAAATGGGCAGCAGATATATATGGAAATCAATTTAGCTTATTTAAACCAAAAAGTAAACAAAATCTAGTAAATAATACAACTGTAATTGAAATTTCGTCAGTAATACACGAAACCTATTGTGGTGGACCAATAAGATATTCAGATAATACGCCATTACCTGAAATAGTATTAGCTGGTGATCCAGAATGGGTTAAACCAGATTTATGGTCATCAGATTATTATTACAATAATTTAGTTGAAGGCAGTGTGGGAAGCACCACAAATGAAATAATGGAGAGAGGCATGGATTCATCTGCAATCGGCTTTACTCCTGAATTTGATAATGAATATATTTTATCTTCTATAAAATATAAAGAATTTGATGGTGGTCTGATTTCAGAAGAAGATGAATTTATTGATCATAATTTCGAAGATAACACTAGATTTATAGTAAATCAAACTATTGATAATAATGAAACTATTTTATACGATTCAGTTCAAGACGATAATTTAAATTCATATGAAATTAGAAATTCATATGGAAGTATATATGTAAAAGATATTATAACTGGTTACGTTTCTGAATTATCTTCAAAGCTCAAATATGTATTTTCTAATAAATATGAAAATATAAAAGAAGAATTGTATAATAATATATTAGATTTTAATATATATAACGATTTTTTATGGATAAGAACTAAAAATCATATAATTTTTGAAAAATTATCATATCAAGATGGTTCCTATATTGATATAGGAAATGGTAAAAATTATATAAAATATAAAGAAGATGATAATTTTTTAATTAATGCATCAAATCCATTTATTTTTGAAGATAGAGATTATGCATTAATTGTTTTATTATCAGGATATAATACCGAATCTTATAATTATTCAGTAATACCTACTATATATAAAATAAATTATAATACATGTAGCGTATCTTTAGTATATCCAATTAATTTAACACAATCTATAATAGACACATTTAAAAATAATAGCGCAATTAATCCAACTAAATTAAGAAAAATTAATAAACCTACGTTATTATATAATAAAAGAAATAACAAATATGCTATTATTTGCACATTAGAAGATCAAAACGAATTTCCTTATTTTTATAAAGTATTGTTTGATTATGATGGAATTAATATGATTAATATAGAATGTAAATTATATAATGTTCCACAAGAAATTGAAATTAATACTGTAAATTTATTTGATAATAACATATTATCAAATTTAAACATATCTGATATAACGAACAATTCGAATGTAACAATAGATCAAAATGAAGGAACACTAAATTTCGGATAATATGAACAAATTATTTAAATTAGAAACAAATTATATAAATGATCCTATTGGTTATCAAGAACCAATTAGATTTTTTAAAGGATCTAATGAATTATCATTTGATTTATCTGAAATACATACAACAAATAATCCTATTGTAAAGTTAGATATAGATTTTAATGATGGAAGTCCAGTAATAACTAAAGATTATAATTTTAATTATCCTCAAAAAATAGCAGAAATTATAACTAATACATATTATGCTAATAATGATACACAAAATATCATATATTACCCAACATTTTTTATAAAATTTTTAAATGGAAAAGAATTTGTATATCAATGCCCCATAAAAATATCAAAAAATTCATTATATACCAAATTTATTAGATTAGATATAGCAAATGCACAATTTATTGATGATAGCCAAAATTCATTATTTGTCGTTTTCGATACTAAAATAGGGGACAATTTAAATATTAAAATTAAATAATTGAGTGGAAATTTTAGATTTTAAATCCAATATAACACCATTATCAACATCCTATATAGGTGATGATGAGGTGGAATTTATTAAAGTTTTGGATACTTCAGAAGAAGGGATGGATTTCTTTACAGAAAATTATCTAAAAAATGCGGTGGACAGAAAAATTAATAATTATTCTTCACTATATTTAACTAGTAAACAAAAAGCTACAGATTTTATTAAAATAAAACAATTAACAGAATTAAATGAAGATTTAAAATTTAATTCTTCTATTATAGATAATAATACCGGATTATATTTAACTTTATCTTCTTCTGGACCATTGGAAGCTGTTAAAGATGTAAAATTTACTACAAAAGACGAAAAATTTGTAAATCCTATTGATAGAATATTTCAAATTACAATATTTAATGGATGCAGCGCAAAAGTATTACATAAAGTTGAAAATTTAAATTATTATTTATCAATTGAATCTACGGGTACTTATCCATTTATTAATTTTAACTTTCAATTTTCTTTAATAGATAATTCAGAAAAAACTTTGTTAAATTGTATTCTTGACAAAGAAAGTAATAAATTATCTTTATTTAAAACAGTACAAAATAAAAAATATCTAATTTTGGTAAACAATGATACCTTGTCTGCAACACAAAACATAAGTTTATTTAATAATTATACATTTGATGTAAATTATTACATAAAATCAGCAGAACCAAAGATTAATACTTCGTGGGTTTCTTACACTAAAGAGCATAAAAATAAATATGAAATAAATTCAGATAAAAGTACAAATAATTTAGAAAATAATTATCTATTAAACACACAATATAGTTATATTACAGGAGATACAATAGAATGCAATATATTAACATTAAAAAATCAAAAAACACATAAAAATTATAGTTATAGATCGGATTATTTAGAAAAAAATGACCCTAATGTACCAAATGTAAACAATAGGACATATACTGGTTTATTTACTGGCAACGACCAAGAAAAAGGAGACTATGGAATAACATTAAATTACGAATTTTATAATGCAGATTATAAAATGACACCAGATACATATAATTTATTTTATACACCAGAAAGTTTATATCCATATAAACAAATTAATATTAATGATTTAGATTGGAATTTTAGAGGATCTATAGCAGGAGAAAATCCATATTTATCAGATAAAATATTCGGAAATAAAGATAACACAACAAAATATTATGGAGAATATTTATGTTCTTGGTTATTTAAGAAAAAAAATGGAGAGACTATTTGGTTAGATAGGTATTATCTACCGGAAAAAACTTCATATGCACAGGCATTATCTACTTCATTTAGTATAGGATATATAGAACCAATTAATAATTTACTAAAACAACAATTATTATCCTCTGAATATTATGATGTACCATATATCTACAATACCTTACAGGAAGAAGCCAATGCAACACCACAAACTATAAAATCTGCATTATATGGTATAAGCTTTTTCGATAAAAAAAGTGATTTGGTAATTATGCCAAATACTGAATACATTTATCATAGAATCGGCAACAATTATGTAAAACAAATATTAGATACCATAGATGAATTTTTAATTCAAAATGGATTAGAATTAAAAAATAGTAATGATTCTGATGTTCTTATCACAGGTGACGTAGATGATATAGAATACACATTAAGCGGTAATTCTTATTCATTAATACCAAATTATAATTTAATAAATCAATCACATCAATGCACATTTTCATTTTGGTTAAAATCTGATAATTGGAGCGAAGGATTTGGACATCAAATATTTGGAAATTTAACAAATAATGGAATTGGTTTATTAAATGATGAAAAAATTACACCATTTATATCAATACAAACAGATAAAGATGTATTTACATACAATACAAATTTTGAATTATTGGATGTTGCTTCGTTAGAATATGAAACTGATCTCGGACAAGTAATTAAAGATCTACATAGAACAGATCATTTAGATACATTTCATACAATTACTATATAATATGATACCATTAATAACCAAATTTAATTCAAATTCAGTTTTATATGATTCTATAGGTTCTTTTATAGAATCATATATATCAATGTATGGAGATAGAGATAATATTTATTTTTTAAAAAATACAGATGGAACTACAGTAAAATATGATATTTCTACAGAATCGGTTTCGTCTATACAAATAAATTTACCAACTGGAAATATAGTAAATTCAATTATAAAATATAAAGATGAAATATATGGATTTAATGGATTTGCAGTAAAACCATTTACTAATGATAGTGTATTATATATACAAGATAATACTAAACTAGTACAAGAATCATTTGATAGAAGTATAAATATAGTACATTTATCCAGCTCTACACAAATAAGAGATTTTATTTTAGATGATGATATGAATTATTATGTAGTGCATAATAATAATAAAATATCAAAATTTACTAAAGATAGAATATTGCTATATACAACACAAATTACTCCAGCGAATAGTTTATTCAGTTCATTGTTAATATTACCAGATAATCCGATTGATATATTAAAAATTGATATTGTAAGAGAATACACCAATAATGGATTAAGTTCATATCCAATAATACTTGGTAGAGTGCAAAATACATTACAAACCATAAGATCTGGTGAATTATTTTTAGCTAAATTTGACGAAAATACAAAAGATGTATTTCACGTTCAACTAGCTGGGTTAACTGGGGAATATATTCCATACGGAAATTTAAAAAGAATTAATTATAATCTAACCAATTATGATTATTTAAAAAATACATATAAAAATACTAATAACCTTACGTTTAAAGCTGTTCTTAAAAATGTTTATAACAACAAAGAAAGATTAATTGTAAATATACCAATTGATATTAGTTCATTTGAGAGTGAGGCACATCATTTTGCTTTTAGAATAAATGGCGTAGAAGGAACAATTTCTGTATTTTGTGATGGAAAAGAAATCCAAACTGTCAATATACAAAAAGGAAAATATATTTTTCAAGATTTATTAAATGATAATATTTCAATAGGAAATACGTATTTTTATAACAATTTAACTCTAGGAAAATATTTAAAACAAAATAATTACTATATAAATAATTGTTACATAAAACAATTCAAATTATATAATAAAGCATTATCAAATAATGAAATTGATTTTTTGTTATATCGTGGAATAGACATGAAAGATTTAATTGTTTCTTTACCTTGTGATCAAAGAAACGAACTAGATGGTATAGAAAGACAATTTAAATTAGATACAACCGGCAGCAAAAGTAATAAAATTAATATTATTATAAAAAATTCACAAATAAATAATTCTACTTTACAGGATAAATTTAAAGATATAATTATTGAAAAATTGAAAAAGACGTTGCCGATAACAACAATTATTAACAATATAGAATTTCGATAAATGCAAACCAAATTTAATTATACATCTGGTGGGGAATTTACAAAAACCGATGGAACATCTTACATTGGATATTTTAATGTAAATGATGATGGAGCTGTATATACAGATAGGTATTTTTCAGATGTATCAGAATCATTAAATCCAGTTTCGAAATATTCTACGGATTATTACATATCAAAAAATTTTAAAGATAGAAATGTTTTTGATATATTAAATCTCCCATATTCTTTTGAAGAGATAAAGATTCAACCAAATGAAATTGTTAGCTTTTCTACTTTAAATAAAAAAATAGAATTCTTTTACGATAATCTTATATATTTATATAGTCAACTTTATATGGGGAGTACAGATGTTCCGGTTGATAATAATGCTAATATATTATGCAATTTAATAGGAACAAGTGAGTTTGGGTGGCAAACGAAATCAAAACAATCTGGAAATAATAGAATATTTGGGTTTGGTCCATTAAGTGCAGTTCCTTCACTTTCTATTTACGAACAATTTGATTTAATGAAACGATTTGTTGTAATACCATTTGAAAACAATCAAGGATTAGGAATATTTGGTATAAGCAATACACATTTTATTGGATTAACCAGCACTATTTCTGAAGATGGTCAATTATCAGGAGCAGAATTTACTTTTTATACAAATGTGATTGATAATTATTCGAATGAAACATGTAAAAATTTAGAAGATATAAAATATGATGGAAAATTTTTATATGTAAGCGATTCTAAAATAAATGGTGGTGGTCAAGTATTTAAGTATGATATAACTGGTTATATCACAAATGATATGGTTTTTGAAAATAAAAAATATTTAATAGAACCTATTGGTGGATTTGGTTCTAGTGATCGGACCAATAAATTCAAAAATTGTACTGTGTTGGGAGCAAACAACGAAGAAGTTTGGGTGTATGATTCTGGAAATAATGTAATTAAGATTTTTGATAGTAATTTTGTTTGGAAAAAAACAATAAAAATACCGTCTTCAAGAAAATATTCTGTTTTGGATATTCGTTATAGGAAAATGAATAATCATGTATATGTTTTATTTAAAGATTCACACGATGAAAATAATCTCCAATATGGATTATTTGAATTTAATAACAAATATATTCTTGTAGGTACTTATATTTTTTCTGATATTTTATTTAAAGATACAGATGCTCAATTTAACCGAATGGCAATATCTGAACAAGATTCTAATGTTTTCTATGTAATTACAAATAATTCTGTATTTAAGAAATTCTTTTCTAAACCAGATCAAACGTTTGCAGTTTTTAATCGTGATAAATTTTATCCAGATGATACATTTATTTGGGATTTAATAGAGTTGGAATGGGAAAACTTAAGAGATTATGAAACTTGGAATTATGCCGAATTTTTCTCAATTAATTTATCAACACGGGATATTCATGTAGCAGCTAGTAAAACCAATAAAGAAGATTTATATTTTATCGGAGACAGTTATATTAGTCATTTTAATGAAAGAACCGATTATTTGTCTTTATTAAACAATGATGCATTACCTTATTATAATTATAAATCAATAAAATTTGAAAACATAGAATATAATCAAGCTTTGGTTTTGAATAAAGAAATTTATAAACTTTATCAAAATATTTTACAATTTAAAAATAATTTAAAAGGACGTTTTTATGCGGAGTTCGATAAATACTCAGATTTGAAATATAAAGATTACATTTATTTAACAGATGAAGAAATTAATACTTTAAACATAGATATTGAATATAATTCCTTTGTAAATGATAATGAACTTGTACAACCAAACGTAATAAATAGGATATTTAATAAATTATATAATTTTCAAACAAATTTATTAAATTTAACACAAGTAAAATTAAAAAATTTAAAAACTTGGGTGGATTTACAAAATGGAACAAACATCTATCCAATTGATTAACATTAACTAAATAATTTTATGGCAGAAGAAACAGCGAGTAATTTAACTGGTAAAAGAGTGTCTACAACATTTAGGGGATTGCTACATTTTCCTAAAAGTATAGACCCATCATTGGCTAAACAAATTGTTCATGACGGTGCTGGTACTCCTTCTGCGTTGACATTAGGTGGAGACACTATGGGAATGGATGTCAGTGGTCCAGTTTCTTGTACTGGTTCGTTATCTGCTGGTGGGGATTCTTCTATAGCAGGAAACACTACAATTGGCGGGGATGTTACAATTGGTGGAAATACTACAATTGGTGGAGATGTAGTTTTATCAAATGGAGGTCAAATTAATGATGTATCAATTCTTTCTTCTGGATCTTCTGTTTCATTAAGAGCATCTAATACAGCAGAAGTAGGTAAATTGAGAATCAGAGAAACTTCTTCTGATTACGAATTGATATTTGGAAATCCTACAGTAGCAGATAAAAATTTATTTTCTATAATTGTTAAAAATAATGCAAATAGTAATCTTTATGTTAAAAATAGTTACTCCGATTTAGATATTAATGCTCCATTATGGATTAATCGTTCTACTGGAGAAGTAAATATTAAATCATTACGAGTTACTAACATTAAAACAGATCCACCACCCGGAACAACACCTCCACCCGGACAACAAGCAAATTATGGTGATCCTAATCGAAATGTAATTCCTGTTGGGATGATTTGTATGTTTCCTGTTTTTGGTATACCAGATGGTTGGATTCCTTGTGATGGTAAAGAACATAATAAAAATTCTTTACCAGAACTTTTTAATTTAATTGGTTATAATTATTCGGTTGTGAATTCTGGGGATTTATTTCAAGTTCCTGATTATCGTGGATTATTCATTCGAATGGCTGATTACAAGAGAGATGATGAAGCTACGCATACATTTATAGATCCAGATGGAGCTAGAAATTTAGATGGAACAGTTCAATATGATACAAGTAAGTCACACTGGCATGGTATTGGAAATGGGCATTCTAATGACGATATGCAAACAAATGTAAGAAGTTGGAATTTAAATCCTAATACAGGAGCTACAGCATCACATAGTACTAATGGAGAATCTAATGGAAGTTCTCCAAATTCTGGAGGAATATTGACTTCGGGTTCATTAGGAACTACTGATCCAATTGATTCTATTGGCGGTGAAACTCGTCCTAAAAACGTAGTAGCATTATACTGTATCAAATGGTAATTTATGCAAGAAAAACACTTACGTAAATTAAAAATCCGAAGAGGAACTGATAATCAGCGAAAAGTTACACTTTTTGAAGAAGGTGAACTTGTATTTGTTAAAGATACAGAAAGAGTATATGTAGGTGATGACACAACAATTGGGGGTAATAAAATATCAAATAAAAATTTCATTACATCAATTTCTGAAAAACCGTCTGCTGCTGAAATAAATGATATTTTTATAAATGAAACTGATAAATCGGGCTATATTATAGAAAATTCAAATTCTGTATTACAAATTTTTCCTTCTATAGCTTCAACATGCGAAGATGTACAAAAAGATATAGATATAATAGATTCTATATTAAATCGATTGTCTTCTGAATGTTGTAATGGTGATATTTTCTTGGCTACGGATTTAGATACTATATTAGTTCCCGATAACATTTTATTAGATAATTCTGATACTATAAAAGTGTAAATTTTAGCTAAATATCTCTATGGGTACTAAGATAACGCAATTGCCACAAGTTGCAACTCCTACTGGATCAGATGAATTACCAATTTCTCAAGATACTGGTTCTGGAAGAACCACATATAAAACAACTTTAGATCAAGTAAAAAATTATGTAAAAAACACAGGAGGAGGAACTGGTACAGTAACTAGTGTTGGAGTGAATTCTAATGATGGGTCAATTGGTGTAATAGGAAGTCCTGTTGTTGGTGCAGGGACAATATCTTTATCGATAAGTTCTGTTGGTTTAAACAAATTAGATGATGGAGGAGCTACTGGTGGTCAAGTTTTAACTTATAATGGTTCTACTAGTACATGGGTTGCTAGTAGTTTATCAGCAAATGGATTTCAGGCTTCTTTATCAGAAAACGGTTATCAAAAATTACCTAGTGGATTGATTATACAATGGGGAAGAGTTTTAGATGATGGTTTAACAAAACAATTTCCAATACCTTTTACTGTTGCGTGTTTTTCATTGGTAGGTTCTATGGATAGTGATAGTTTTGATGGTGGTGTTGCTATTAATTCTTATGTGGTAAGTCTTAGTGAGTTTAGATTGAGAAATGGTGCGTCCGCTACTGCTAATTACAACTATTATACAGCAATTGGATACTAAACTAAATATTACCAGTGATAGATAGAAGAATAGGTAAAATAAAAGTTCGTAGAGGAACTGATTCCCAAAGAGTACAAAATACCTTTGAAGAGGGTGAAGTAATTTATTCTGTTGATAAAAAAGCTATTTTCGTTGGTGATAATACTACATTAGGTGGAGTACCAGTTTGTAATCGTAATTATATAGTAAATTCATTGGGATTTCCACCAGTATTACCAAATGGTGTATTTGAGGGGGATATTATACATGATAAATCCGATTCTAAAACTTATATTGTTGGTTCTAATAATGGTACATACGAATTACTTTTGATAGTAGATGGAGGAGCATCTATTGATTTAAAAACACAAATATCTGATGTATATACAAAACTTTCGACGCTCACTGGTTGTTTAACACCTTCAACACCGCCACCACCTCCACCATCTAAATTAACATGGGCGATACAACCATCTGATTACTCTGTTAACATAGGTGATACGGTAACATTTAGTTCTAGTGCAGTTGGTATTGGTAATATAGCATATGAATGGAAAAGAAAAGATGGAGCTACAATTAATACGTCTAATATATATCAAAAATCATTCACTATAACTAATGTAGGGATACCTGATATTGCAACTTATTATTGTATAGCTAGTAATAGTGTGGATTCAATTACTAGTAGAGAAGCAGTATTGAATATTGGAAGTAATTCTATTTTAGCAGAAGATGGTACTTATATATTATCTGAATTAAATGAATTTATCGATTGGGAATATACCGTAGTGGCACCAATAATAACAAAACAGCCGGTATCTATTACAACTGCTGCGGGAAATAGTGTGACATTTAGTGTAAAAGCAATCGGAACTGATCCCTTAAGTTATCAATGGAGAGTAGGAGGGGTTAACATAATTGGCGAAACGAATTCTACATATACAATATCCAATCCAACAGTTGATATAAACAGTATAACATGCAAAGTCAGTAATCCGGCAGGAGAAGTTTTAAGTAATGGTGTTAATTTGAATATAAATAATTAAAAATGATTGATCGTAGAATAGGAAAAATAAAAGTTCGAAGAGGAACAGACTCCCAAAGGAAATTAGTCACCTTTGAAGAGGGTGAACTCGTATATTCTATAGATAAAAAACGTCTTTATATCGGAAATGGAACAGAAAAGGGAGGAATTTTAGTTTCAAATAGAAATTACGTAAAAAATTCATTAGGAGTTCCACCAGTTGTTCCAGCCGAAGCTCAACATGGAGATATTGTTTATGATAAATCTAATTCAAAAACATATATCACCAAATGGAATGGTTCTTTTTATGAATTGATATTAATTGCTTCTGCTAATTGTGGTTCTACGTTACAAAATCAAATTAATGATTTAAATAATAGACTAGAAGCTGTATCTGGTTGCGCTTCTCAGCCACAACCACCACCTCCAAAACCAACAAATTTATCATGGTTTACTGAACCATCAGATATTTCAATTAATTTAGGTCAAACAGCAACATTTACTGCAAGTGCAATAGGTGGATTTGGTCCAATAACATACAAATGGAACAGAAGAGATGGAGTAATAATTTCTGCTGTTGATAATCAATCAACTTTAACAATTGTTACTGAATTAAGTGATGTTGCTACTTATTATTGTGTAGCGAATACATTTTCAGAGAATATAACCAGTCAAAATGCAGTACTAAATATAGCAGCTAATTCTATTTTAGCAGAAGACGGTACTTATATATTGTCAGAATTGAGTGAATTTATTGATTGGGAAAATAGTGGATTAGTAGGACCAACAATAACAGTTCAACCAAGATCATTGATCACAACCACACTAATTCCGGTTACTTTTGAAGTAACTGCTACGGGTAGTGCTCCTTTATCTTATCAATGGAGAACAAATGGAGTAAACATACCCGGAGAAACATCTAGAACATACACAGTAACAAATCCAACAAAAGATATAACAGGTATAACTTGTGTTGTAAGTAATATAGTAGGTAGTGTTGTGAGTAATTCAGTAAATCTCACAGTTGGAGTTATACCAAGTATAACAACACAACCTGTTTCTCAATCAGTACGAATTGGATCTAGTGTTACATTTAGTGTTGTTGCTGCTGGATCTACTCCTTTATCTTATCAATGGAAAAAGAATGGAATAGATATAGTAGGAGCTACTAATAGTTCTTATACAATAGCTTCGGTAGGTACTAGTGATTTAGCAACTTATAGTTGCTTTGTAAGTAATGTTTATGGAAATGTGACAAGTAATAATGCTGATTTAACAAAAGAACCATTAATTGGTAGGGATTGGCAATCAGTAGCAATGTCATCTGATGGAACCAAACAAACAGCAGTTGTGTATGATGGTCAAATCTATATTTCTACAGATTCTGGTAATACTTGGACGGCTAAAGAATCAAATAGACCATGGCTGTCCGTAGCAATGTCATCTGATGGAACTAAACAAACAGCAGTTGATGGATTTAATGGTAGAATATATATTTCTACTGATTCTGGTAATACTTGGACGGCTAAAGAATCAAATAGACCATGGAAGTCAGTAGCAATGTCATCTGATGGAACTAAACAAACAGCAGTTGTGTATGGTGGTCAAATATATATTTCTTCAGATTCTGGTAATACTTGGACACCTAAAGAATCAAATAGGTATTGGTGGTCAGTAGCAATGTCATCTGATGGAACCAAACAAACAGCAGTTGTAAGTGGTAATTATAATATATATATTTCTTCAGATTCTGGTAATACTTGGACACCTAAAGAATCAAATAGGTATTGGTGGTCAGTAGCAATGTCATCTGATGGAACTAAACAAACAGCAGTTGTGTATGATGGTCAAATCTATATTTCTACAGATTCTGGTAATACTTGGACACCTAAAGGATCAAATAGGAAATGGTGGTCTGTAACAATGTCATCTGATGGAACTAAACAAACAGCAGTTGCGCATTATGGTGGACAAATATATATTTCTTCAGATTCTGGTAATACTTGGACACCTGTTTTTTAATAAAAAATTTAAATATTACTAATTATTGATACTATAATAAAAAATATCTCACCAGTTACTATGATTTTTAGTGGAGATTATCATAGCTATAAACAATAGTAGTAATTTTTATTATAAAGAATAAATATATAAAAATATGCCAAATAAAAAGATTTCAGAATTTCCAGTAACTACATCAATATTACAAGATGATGATTTTTTAATGAATCATATAGGTACTACCAGCACGGTTTCTTTTAGTACAGTATCTAATACAATTAGTTCTTCTATTATTGATAGTTTAACGGGAGATACTGTAGTACAAAAATTATCAACTAATTTTATTAGAAAACCAGCTAGTGCTACTGGTGGTCAAGTTTTGACTTATAATGGAACTACAAGTACTTGGGTAGCTAGTAGTTTATCAGCAAATGGTTTTGCGAATTCTAAAACAACTAATGGATATACATATCTTCCTAATGGTATTTTAATGCAATGGGGATTTACTGGAGTAATAGCAGGAGGAGACAACGTCCAACAACCTGTGACTTTTCCGATACCATTTCCTAATGCTTGTTTTAATATTACTTCAACATTGAGTGGAAATTTGTACGGAAATACTGATGGTTTTTCAACAAAACGTGTACAAGTTATCGCAGCAAATAATCTTACTAATAGTTCAGTTATATTAGAACATACAGGCATAAATCCTGTTCGTGCATATTGGCAAGCAATCGGATACTAAAACTAAATATTAAGACAATTAATAATATTAAATAATTGTTGATTCGTTGTGGTTTTATGGTATAATCATGAGATGTCTGTAAAACTAGATCACGATACCCATGTGTATACAAATACCGATACTGGTGAAAAGTATACAAGTGTAACCACATTTATTGGAGCTTATAAGAAAAAATTCGATTCTGATAAATGGAGTAAAATTGTAGCTCAACGAGAAGGAGTTAGTCAAAAAGAAATTCTTGATAAGTGGAGTGATATCACTGTTACTGCTCAAAACAGAGGCACCAATGTCCATTTAGTAATGGAAAACTATATCAAAGATAAGAAAATTGCAAAGGGATTCGAAGAATTAATTGATTCTTTTGTTAAAAAGACTTATGGTATCTTAAAAGATAATTCATTAATATTAAGTGAACATTTATTATATTCTCATCCACATAAATTAGCTGGTACTGCTGATTTAATTGTAGAAAATGATAATATTTTTTATGTAATGGATTTTAAAACAAATAAAAAGTTTAATTTTCTTAATAAGTATAATGAATACTTTTATGAACCTATTGATTACCTTCCTCAGTGTGAATTTACTACATATACAATACAGTTATCAATTTATGCGTATATGTATGAGTTATTAACTGGTAAAAAGTGTGGAGGTTTGAAAATATTTTATTTAAGAGAGTTTAATGATAAAACATTTTGGCAAGATATCCCATGTGCTTATATGAAATCTTCTGTTATTGATCTTTTTAATGATAAATTAAATAAAGATAGTTGAAATTCAATAAATATATGTTAATATAATAATGAAATATGAACATATACTTATATTCAAATGCAGAACGAACTAATTAATAAATACGGGAAAGAAGTAATTAAAAACTTCTGGATTTTTGTTGAACAACTCAACTTCGATAGCAAAACACAAGATGCATCTACGGTTAGAGCTTCTCTATTAAAAAAGTTGTCACCGTCTTTGGCTGAAAAATACAAAGACATTGGAGATGAACTAGCATTTTCTTTATATAGAGAAGTGTTTTTTGATAAAAAAACTTCTTATTTGTACGCAGCATTTAATGCAATCGCAAAAGGAAATGCTTTTTATGAAAAGTGTTGGGAAACACCAACTGAAATTGAATCTTTAGTCGAAGGAGTAAATCAATTTAATAATTTCAGCACAGTTCTTCCAATTGAAGATGATTATTTTAATTTAATTATCCCTACACCACAAAATGTGTTAGATTCGTTTGATGAATATGACGAATATTTAGAATCTAAGGGACTCAAAAAAGGGAAAAAATCAAAAAACAAAAAAGAAGATTTTGACTCTGATTTATAAAAAATAAGTTGCAATTTCATGCTGATTAATGCTATAATCCAGCATGGAAAATGAAGAAGTTAAAAAAAGAGGTTCTTATGTCACTAAGAAAAAATTAGAACTTGAGAACCTCTTATCAGCAGCAAAAGAATTCCGTTTGAATGATAAAAAAGAAAATATTAAATTCAAACGGAATCCTGCTTCCATAGCAGAATTTACAAAAGATACTTGTTTATATCCATCAAGATATTTAAACAATGATAATACATGCATTACTTGTGATATTTACGAACATTGTGCATGTAAATTGAAAAATTTAGGAAAGAAAAAGAAAAATGAGCTATAATCATAGCGATTCGGAATGTATACTTAAAATTCATAGAGTCTTAAACAAAGACGATAATGAATGGATGCCAGCAATCGAAGATGTTGCATCACATGACATTGATCCATTGTGGGTAGCTGGAGTAGCTTATTTAATTATTGATAGATATGTCAGTTCTATACCAGAAGCAAAACAAAATTTATTTTACAAAGAAGTAATGCTTTGGTTCGATAAAATGGCTAAATGTGAAAACACAACAGAATATATAGAGAAAATCGATTTCCCAAAACCTACTGACTAAATGTTAGTAGTATGTGGAATCAATTTACTGGCTTTTTGAACTCCAGTATTAATAATTTTTTGGTTATTCAGAATCGATTGTAGATTTCCTACGGTTCCTAAATCAACGGTTGTGCTTCCAATACTAATTGGAGTTGTATATAATAATGTAGTTCCATTAATCGTGATTCTATTATAAATATAATCACTAAATGTTACTCCATTTACAGTAGATCCATATTTATATCTATATATATTTTTGGAACTTAAAGATATTCCTACATTAGTATTGTTATCTCTATCTGATAATGAAGGATAGAAATTAATAGAATTAATATTGGTAAAATATATTTCACTATCTAAATTTGATGATCTAATCTTCACATCATCACCTATAGTATTTCCTCCGGTTTGAGAAAATGCACTAGCAACAATAAAAATAATCGAATCATTTACTGATGTAGATTTTAGTGTTAATGTATTAGTTCCAGAATTATAATCTACTACAGAATTTGCAGTAGCAGACATTACTAGATTTCCATAAAAACTTAACGCACCAAAAGATTCGGAATCTAGTATACCATAATCAATTCCTTGAGATGTGGTTAGATAATAAGAAAGATAATCATGAATTTTTGCTGTTGAATTTAAATCTGTATAACCAGATACAACAGAAGCATTATTTTCATTAATAAATGTATCAGGAATATAATTTGGAGATATGTCAACAGTTCCTCCTACGGAGGGATTTACTGTAAAACTACCTGCCACTAATTGATATCCATATGTAGCAATCTTATAACTCCAATTACCAGTTGCATTTGCTGGTAATACTATTGTACCGTCCGTATTTTGAAAATATTGACGAGTAGATGTATTATCATATAGAGCAATATAACCACCTTGTAATGTAAGGTTGATTAAAGTTGGTGCATATGTTACAATTTCAGCATCACTTTCTGTTACTGTTGAATTGGTTCTCTTAATAGTAACAATAGCAGTTCCATCATTTTGAACTCCAACCATAGTACAATTGGTATACTCGACTTCAATTGGAGTATTGGTATTATATGTTAGAGTATTAGAAGAACTCAACATATAAATGCCAGTCAAATTAGTTGGAGTGGTCTGAACTAAATTTGCGTTTACATCAATATTGGAAATGACTCCAGTTGATAGAGTAATAGTTCCAGTGGTTTTTAATGTATTAAAGTTAGTACCAGCAGACAAGCTAGGAGCATCAAGAGTGATTGTATTAGTTGCTGAACTATAACTAAATCCAGTACCAGTATTGTTGATAATAAAATTTCTATTACCGAAATCTAACACAGTACCATTTACTGTAAACAAATCAAAATATGAAGTAGACAAAGGATTATTAATTGTCCAATAGCTTGCAGCATCATAAAGATAATCTAGATTAGTTACTACATCTAAAGCAGATACTTGATTTTCAGTTAATGTATTTAAACCATTAACTGTTCTAAAAGCATTTTTGTCCGTTTCAAACCCATACCATCTTGCTGTTTGAATATAAGGATCAATTGGTAATCCATCTAAATAAACATATCCAAGAATTGATGTACTTTGTCCAGTAACTGTAACTGCAATATCATCAGTGTTTGTTGGGGTTAAATCGATATCAAAATTGTGCCAAGCATCTGCTACTGCTGGACAAGCACATAATACGCTAACTCCTGCTCCAATAAATGATATTGATGGTGGATTAGCTGTTCCATAAGTAGAATCAAATCTTAAATTGCATTTAATTTTTTGAGAAACCCCAGCAAATGCGGGTATGGATAGATATGTATTAAATTCTTGATTTGCTATATTTGGATTGATCTTAAGAGAAGTTATCCCATTTTTTCTTACCGTAAAATTTGTTTGTCCGTAATAATAGTAATTGTATAATCTATAATCCAAATCTACATTATTTGGTCTATTTAATTTAGTTACTTGTAGATCAGAACTTCTGACGTTATGCACAGCAGTTAAAGGAGCAGATCCAGTAAAAGTACAGTTATTAAAAATATTTGTCCCTAAAGCTCCAGCCGCAGCCATGCTAACAATTCTGACATCTGTTTGTATTGTACAGTTATTATACACTGTATCTAAAACGGAATTGCTCACAATAGAAGTAGCTGCTTTGAGTTTTGTATTATTGATTGTAGATTTTCCAACTGTTTGTATGGAAGCAAGACCAGAATTAACAAAACAATCTTTGAATAAAGTATTCCCTGATCCAGCTCCGAATGCATGATTAAGAAAACCGCATCTATACCAAGTACAACCATCAAAAATTGGAATAGCTCCAGAACCAATATATACTCCATGACTTGTACCTCTAAAAGCACTATTTTTTACTGTTATTCTACCCACACTTGGTTGGTCTATTCCCAAAAGGTAAGGTCCACTAGCTGTAGTATACTCTTCAAATGCTAAATTTTCTATTGTAAAGTTATTTAATAAATTTGTTGTATGAATACCTAGTCCAGACTGTCCCGCTGGACCATTATATGGTGAAGTAGTTGAACTCCAAGTTGGACTATTACCTCCCATACTTTCAAATCTGACATTGTTTAATACACAAGTCGTGGTATTAGTAGGAACATATAAAAAACCTGTAGTAAATGCTGTACTTTGTGGCATTACGGTTAAATTGCTAGAAAAATTACCAATTCTAGTTCCAGACAATCTAGCAAAATTTAATCCATTATTTAAAGTAATCACATTTCCTGCAACATTAGAAATTGTGGTAATATGTTCTCTGGTCATTGTTGTGGTATCTGGTTCTAAGATAACTCTATCTCCTACAACCCAATTGGTGGCATCATTTACGGTAATTTGAGTAGCAGCAGCATTTGCAGATAATGTTAGGAATGTATTTCTTGTTTTTTGTAATGCAGAATACATGGAAATATTACCGCCATTACATGCAAATATATGTTTATGATTTGATGGTGTTGGGGAATAATTTAATACTATTCTGGCACTAACTGAAGATGGAATTGGAGAAGCAGAAGTACCCCAATTAAACGTACCTCCTGTTGGAATTGTAATAGAACCTCTTGCGGTTAATGAAGTAGATGTTGTTCTACTAGCACTTAAAGTCCCAACTACAACAATTCCACCAGCAGATGTTAAGTTGGTATTAAAGGTTGAATCATCACCAAATTCACCACTAACATCGTATCCAACAATGTGCCCACTTCTTATAATAATTTTATCTACACCACCAGATTGAGGTGGTTGTCCAGCAGCGGCAGTTGGAGTTAATGTACCAGCAGCAGCGGTTACCCATGTAGAAGCAGTGCTCCAATTTCCTGTCTGATTTGAAAGATACGTTGCCATGTGATAATTTTATTTATTATAATGTAATTGATTTACTAGCTACTAATCCAGATAGTGAAGTACCAGAGAAATAAGTGTAAAATGAGTCTTCGCTACCATCAGTTGCTATGTAACGGTAATAAGTTATGTTAGATGGTGACGAATTGTATATATAGGTGTACACATCACCAGTTCCTATTGTAGCAAGTAATGTAGGAGTAGTGTTATAACCTCTGACTAAGGTCATCCAATCAATTACAGTCTTGTTCTTTAAAGTTTGTGTCGCAGTTAAGGTAACATATGTAGAACTATTAGAATTTACTGTAGTATAAACAGATTCCCATCTTCCAGAATTTGAACTTACCGTTGTGGTAGTACTATTCCATTTACTTGAACTAGCAATTTCAGAATCTAGGAAGTAAGCTGATGTACTTACCCATAGGGTATTATCGCTATTCCTTTGGATGATGTCTCTAGCAGAAGGATTGACAATTAAAACGTCATGTATTTCGTTTAATTCATATCCATTTTGGACTTTAATATAAGCAGTGCCATTTCCAGCATTTGCTCTTTGAACGACACCCAAATAAACCAAATGAGTGGGTGCTTGTGGTTTTACTCTAGTATAAGTGCCGGGAGTTGTGCCTAGCCACAATGCATCACCAGCAACAAATGGACTTCCTAGATCTAATTTATCCATTGACCCGTACAAAGTAACATGTCCAATCTGACCAACTGCTATTGTTTCATTTACGAATCCTAAAGTCTTAGATGAAGTAGATTCATCAGAAGCAGATGCCCTTCTGACAGAAACTCTATCTCCTTGTGAGCCATATGAGTAAACTACAGTTCCTCTGGTTAAAGCGACAGAATCTGCGTTTGTTACTAATGCTACTACAGTACTTGCTATAGCAGATCCAGAAGCTAATCCAGTATTTACATTATCATGTACAAATGCGGTTGTAGCTAATTGTGTACTACTTGCACCAGCAGTTGCTGTAGACCCATAAACAGCACCAGAGAACTGTGCGGTAGTACCAGTGATACCACCAGTTAAAGTTCCACCTGCTTTATCAAATTTACTATTTAAATCTGTGGTTAAATTTTCTATTTTAGATTGACTGATTGCTGCATTAGATGCAACGTCAGTATTAACCAATAGAGATGCGGGAGATTGATAAATGCCATTAATTACCTTGACAAGGCCCGTTCCTCCAACCGAAGGAATTGTAGTATGGAGGTGTGTTGGTCTACCGTTATTAAAGTAAACAGTAATATCTTTGTTTGGTGATGCTGATCTAGCTTGTAAAACTAAAAATAGTCTATTATCAATGTTGATAGTAGTTTGGGGTACTATCATTGATAAAACATACTGTGCTACTACAGCGGGATCGTATATATTATAGGTATCTGAAGTCGCAATTAAAGTTGTAGTAGAAAGAGTATCATTATATGTATATAATAGATATCTAACTGTCATTTGTGTTTGTATACTGGCTGTAGATGATGCCCAGAAATTTAGATCAAAAATACCAGCAGCAATAACAGTAACTTCTGGATCTAGATTATCTGTTACGAATGTTGCTACCGTATCCCAATTAGTCTGAGATACGTTTGTTAATGTTGCGGAGCTTAATACAGGAGTAGAAACTTTTCCTAATTCGTAAGCTGTTCCAGAAAGACCAGCAATTGGAGGATCTCCCGCTGTTCCATAATTTAAATAATACACTACTCCTCCACCACCAGATCCACCAGTAGGAACTGTACCGGGAACCCAAGCTGTACCTGACCATTGTAACATCTGTCCGGTAGAAGGAGTTTGTGTGGAGATCGGATAATTTTGTATTTTAATAACAGTAGCACTAGAAGATCCAACTGTAGTTGTAATGTCTCCAGTAAATGCGGGTAATCTAGCAGCAGATAAAGTTCCACTAGTAATATTATCAGCATTAAGGTTAGTTAAAGTAAGATTTGTTAAATGACTACCATCACCATAATGAGTTCCGCTTAAAGATGGTGATGATAAACTGGTAGTAAATGCAGCAGTAGTTCCAGTAATTCCACCAGTTAAAGTCCCACCAGATAATGGCAAAGCTGCTGTATTTTGTATAGTGTTATCAGGAAATTGAATTCCATTATGAGAAATTTCTACTCCAGATCCAGCACCAACATAAGCACCATTCCAAATTCTTAATGTTGTTCCAGCACCGCTATCTATATACAGTGGCATTGGAGTTATCCTGTCTTGTTGAAAAGATGTAATCCAACCTGCTTGCCAGTTTAAATCATAATCTACAGAACATACTAAAGAAATTCCAGATAATCCACCTCTGCTACTATCATAACGTCCTTGATCTATTCTTGGTCCATACGAATATCCAAAATTAATTGGACCAGTCATTACACCGCCAGACAATGGTAAATAATCTCCTGTTAAACCAGTAATTCCAGTTAAATGAGATCCATCTCCATAAAAAGACGAAGCACTTACATTATTAACAAAACTTCCATGATCAGCACTCAATCCATCCGATGCACTTACACTAGTCCAATATGAATCTTTACCATAAGTACCGCTTAATATAATTTGATTACCGGAAATGGTTTCTGTTCCAGTTACGGTTTCTTGTCCTACTGTGATTGGTGCTAAAAAGCGGGGCATATGAATATTTACTACGAAGCACAAAAAAAACTCCTGTTCGATTAACAAACAGGAGTTTTAATGAATTATATAATTTAATTTATATTAACCTATGATAATAGCCTTATAAGCTGTAAGAGATGGAGCTTGGCTAAATTGAACAGAAATCTGATTTAATGCTGTATTTGTTACTAAAGGATACACTACTTCATTATTATTTGTATCAACAATTGTAACAACAACATCTTGTACACCTAAATTATGTGATATATTATAATCCGTATTTACTCCATCACCAAAAGTGGATACGAATTTATTAATGGTAGAACTACCGTATATAACTCCAGATGCAGAAATGTCGCCAACTACAGTTAATTTTACATTTGGATCAGATGTACCTACACCTACATAACCAGCATGTGAAGAAGTACCATCTATATACAATGCTATGTTATTGTCATCGTAAAATGCTGCTATGGCTTGTTCACCAGTTTGATTTACTACTAAAGCTGGACCTGTTCCATTATTAGTTACACTAATTGAACTGGTAGTAGTATATTCGGTATTATGAAAAGAAGCAGAACCTGTTACAGTTAAATTACCAGAAATATATGCATCTCCACCAACTGCCAATTCATATCCATTTAAAGCCTGCCCGTTAATAGATAGAGAACCAGCAGAAGCACCATTATTTACAACAAGAGTATCTGAAGTGATACCAGAAACTGCGGTAATCGAATTATATAAAGAAATATTATTTAAGACCCTGATGTTTGACATAATAATATTTAGTTATTTTTAACCAAAAATAATTAATTTGTAGCTATTAATATCAGGAATAAATGAGAATTCTATAATTAGATTATTTTCATCTATTATTTTAATGTATGGTATTACTATTTCGTTAGTATTAACATCTTGAACATTTACTAATATATTTTTTGTATTTAAATTATGCGAAAACGTAAATGATTGTTGAATTCCGTCTCCTACATTAAATATAACTTTTTTGATGTATTGTTGATCATTAACTATTAAATTTCCATTAATAATCAATTCTCCGTCTATCACTCCTCCGTTTTTATACTGTACAGCATTTGTACCACCACCACTTTCAGCAACACGCATTGCTTCTCTTCTAGATACTTTTTCAGCTAAATCCAAATATTCTTTTCGGAATGAATTGTTAAAATTTTCTAAAATTTTATGAAGTTTATTTCTATTTCCTGTATCAGTAATAACCGAATCAAAATTAGATTGTAAATTTTCTTTAATTAAATCTGATATTATACCAGCTTTTACTTCTCTCTTTAATTCTTCTAAAACTTCACCTTTAATAGATTCAAAAAATTCAACTTTGGTTTTTTCTATTAAACTTTGTTCAGTTATAATAGGTTTTTGTTGTTCTTTCTTTTTTTCTTTTATTACAGGACGAACATGTGGTTTGTTTTGTTTCTTTTCTGTAATAATTGGTCTATTATTAATTTTTCTATTATTTTCGTATACTGTTATCTTTGTATAATCTAATAAATTAGGATTAATTTTAACCCCGTTTTCTTTTGTTAAAACAAATCTTACGTTTTTAAAAATCTCATTTTTGATTTGAAGATCAACTTCTATAATTGGGTTTCCGTTAAAATCTCCCTTTTTTTCTTTTAATAAATCTAAACTTTTAGATTTTATTTCGAACACATCAAAAAACACTTCATTTAGGCTATCATATCCTAATGAATTCATGCCTTCTTCTATTAAAGAATATTCAGAAATTGTGTTATTATCTAATAATACCTGCACAATTTTATTTACGGATAATAGTGTAAAATAGAAGGAAATTATTGATTATTTATTATTAAATAATACTATGGTTCAAATTGAAATTACTAAACAACCTTTATACGGAACTGTATATTGGGATGGATTTAAATTTATATACACTCCCGTACAAGGATTTAGTGGTAATGATGTATATTATTATACTAAGTTAGAAAATGGAATTAAATCTTCATACAAAAATTATGTTAATACTTCAAATTTAGCTCCTATTGTTCTTAATCCAACATTAACTGCTGATGCATTTGATGTAAAAACTATAGATATTACACAATTAGTAACAGACAATACGAATCCATTTAATGAATTAAAAATAACAAGTATACAAAATCCAGTAAGAGGAAGGATAGAAAATAATGGAACCAGTTTATATTTTTATCCAAATACACAAAACGCTACAGAACAATTACAATATGTTGTTAGCGACAAACAATATAGTGTAACCGGAACTTTAACTCTTAGTGTTATTAACGGTAGAGTTGAATTACCATTAGAAAATACAACTTTTAAATATAAATTAACTAAAAATTATGATATAGGAATTACTATTCCACCATTAATATTAGATTGGAATAATACTAGCGATGTTTTAGATCTTTATGCGGATAACTGGACCAATATAAATGTAGAAAAATATATAGAATTTTCTACTTACATAGAAAGTGTATCTGCAAAATTAAATGAACTTTATAACAACAAACCAATATATGATGAACTCTATTCATTTGTATCATTAAATTCTTCTCTATGGATTAGTGATAGAAGTGGTATAGATTTTATTAAAAATAATAATCAAAAATTAATTGATGTTTATAATTTAATAACAATTAAAAATCCATTATGGAATGACAATTATAATAATTTTAATACAATTTCCTCTAGTATAGAGTATAATATAAACAATTTCGAGTCATTAGAAGATACAATAAACAAAGATAGTATTAATTGGGATAGTAATGAAATATATAATGTATTAGAACCAAATAAAGAAAAATGGGATACTAATTATACAATTTTATCTACATCAGAAAAAAATAATGAATGGAATAATACAAATACATATACTTATTCGTTTTCCTCTGAAATAACAAATGATTCTATAGATTTTAATAATTTATATAATATAGTTACTGCATATTCTGGGGTATGGGATAATCAAGAAACCGAATCAACGATGGTATCTTCTGTTAAATGGGATGAGGTTTACAATAATTTTAACTTATATAATAGTTTATATAATATACTAACTTCTAATTCTGGTACATGGATAAATGATAAAATCAATAAAGATAATATAAGTTCTTCAATAAATTCCAATTCCCAAAACTGGAATAATTTATATAATATATTAACATCAGATTATTTTCAAAATTGGTCTAATATAGATTCATTAAATTCTGTATTAAGCGATGCAATTATTAATTTTAATTCAGTTTACGATACTATAGTA